CCGTAGCTACTGTTGGGTTAGCAACAACCAGTCCTACATCCAGTTCTGTGCAATTTATTGATCTTATTAATGACGGATCTTATGATTTCGCACCTACAGTTTCTATATCTACAGCTCCATCTGGTGGTTCCAATGCAACTGCTGTTGCAATTATGACGAGTAGGCCATCTAACCAGACATTTGGTATTGATAAGATTATTGTTACTAATGCTGGATTTGGTTATACTTTACCACCTACGGTAACAATTTCTGGTGGAAATGGAAGTGGTGGAATAGCAACTGCTGTCATAGCTACAGGATCTCTTGGAATTATTGGAATTTCTTCCGGTGGTGTTGGTTATACCACCACTCCTCAGGTATTCTTTAGTACTGGAAATGCTTCTGCAGAGGCAGTTATTTCTGCTGCAGGAGAAGTTACCGCTGTACGTTATGTTAATGCTGGATCTGGTTACACAGAGGCACCAACAATTTCCTTTACTGATCCTGGATCCACAACATTTGGAGATTATACTTATAATGAAGTTGTTACAGGAACTAGAACAGGAACTACTGGATATGTTAGAGATTGGGATGCTTCTACAAGAGTATTGAAACTTGCAATTGTTGATGGTACATTTGCTAGAGGAGAATCTATAGTTGGCGCTGCTGCAAGTTATAAAGTTTCCACTGTCAATTCCAATGAATTCTTAGATGAATATGCAAGTAATGATGATATTGAAAATGAGGCTGATCAAATCCTGGACTTTAGTCAAAAGAACCCATTTGGAGAATTCTAAATAGTTTTATAATTACTAGGAACTTGTAATGATATCTAATTATTTTTACCACGAAATATTGAGGAAGACTATTATAGCTTTCGGAACTCTTTTTAATGATATAGAAATAAAACATAAAGATAGGTCTGGAAGTGATTTTAGTATCCTTAAGGTTCCTATTGCTTATGGACCTATTCAGAAATTTTTAGCAAGAATTGAACAGGCTCCAAATTTAAAAAGGGAAGTTGCAATTACTCTTCCAAGAATGTCATTCGAAATGACTGGAATTTCTTATGACCCAAGTAGAAAATCATCTACTATGCAGACCTTTAAGGCTGTAACTACTGATGGTGAGATGGTCAAACAATTTTTACCAGTTCCTTATAACGTTAATTTTAGACTGTCAATATTATCAAAATTAAATGAAGATGCATTACAAGTTATTGAACAGATATTACCATATTTCCAACCTCATCTAAATTTAACTATTGATCTCATATCTTCTATTGGTGAAAAACGAGATATTCCCATGGTTCTTAGTGGAATAACAATGGATGATCAATATGAAGGAGACTTTACGACAAGAAGAGTTTTAATTTACAGTTTAGATTTTACAGCAAAAACATATTTGTTTGGTCCTGTCGGAACTCCAAATGAAGCTCTTATCAAAGAAGTTCAAGTGGATTACTATAGTAATACTAATAGAAGAAATGCCTCTAGAGAACTGAGATATGTTGTTACACCTAGAGCTCTCACGGATTACAATAGTGATGCAACTACTCAAATCGTAGAAGACATTTCGGAAGAAATCACACAATTTGATGTTGTTGATTCTGCACAATTATCTGTAAATTCATATATTCAGATTGGATCTGAATCAATGTATATTAGAAAAATTACAGGAAATACTTTGCTTGTAAATAGAGCACAAGATAATACTCCAATTGAAACACATGTATCTGGAACTGCAGTAAATGTAATTAATACTTTAGATGATTCGTTGATCGATCTTGATGATGATTTTGGATTTAGTGAATCCACATTTAATTTCAGTGATGGAAAAATTTATAGTCCAACAAAAGGAACTGATGTATGAGTTTTGAAGACATTGATAAGGCATTAGATATTGAAAGCACTCCGATAAAATCGGAGATGGTTCAATCAAAAAAACCTGCGATAAAAAATACACAGACTCCAGAAGAACAAATTCAGAAGGATTATGAGTATTCTCGTGGTCAACTGTACTCTATTATTGAAAAGGGTCAGGAAGCCATTGATGGTATTCTCGAACTCGCACAGGAGTCCGATTCACCAAGAGCATACGAAGTTGCAGGCCAGTTAATTAAAAACGTTGCCGATACTGCAGATAAATTAATGGATCTTCAGAAAAAATTGAAAGATGTAAATAAAGAAGAAAAAGGCTCCACACCAACGAATGTTACTAACAATGCAGTGTTCTTGGGATCTACTGCAGAGCTTCAAAAATTCTTGAAGGGGTCGATGAATGGAGATCTCCCTAAATAAAATATAAGATAATATTCAGAAATAATGTCTAAACCAACCTTCAACGAGTGGCAATCACTTTCCGAAAAGAAAGGTGTGGATAAGTGTTCTTGTTGTGGAAATGAAATTAAAAAGGATGGTTCATGTGGATGTGACTCATCATGTGAACACTGTGGTGGAAAACACGATGTCAAGGAATCTTCTTGCGGTTCCATGACGAAAAAGAAAAAAAAGAAATTATCTGAGATGATTTCTACATCTATGAGTGGCAGAAGGTACAGAGATGTTTCTGGTACTGATGACCAGAAACAAAAGAGAAAGAAGGGGAAAAGAGACAGACAGCTAAAAAAAGAAAAGATGAATTAGCTACAGAGAGAATGACTAAAGGAATCCGTTTCTATGATAAGAAAGGTTCTGGTTATATTAGAGATGGAAAGAAAGTTTATGATGAATCATATAATCTAGATGAGAAGTGTTGGAAAGGTTATACCCAAAAGGGAATGAAGAAAAAAGGTGATAAAATTGTTCCAAATTGTGTTCCTACAGAAGAATATTCTGATTGGAGAAGTGAGTTAGAAGAAGTCTATATGTTCTCTTCACCAAAAAAGAACAAAGAGACTCCTAAGAAAAAAGAAACTTGGTATGAAAGAGATGAACGTAAAGCAAAAGAAAAGAAACTTAGAAAAGAATCCACTGAAGTCCAAGAGGGGAACAAGAGTGGTGATTCTTCTTTGCGTGACTGGTTTAGCAAGAGTCGCTCTTCTGATGGCACCCCTGGTTGGGTTCAACTGGGTGGTAAATACGCAGGAAAACCCTGTGCAAAACAACCAGGACAAACAACCAAACCAAAGTGTGGTTCTTCAAAAATGAAGGCAGACCTCTCCAAGGAAGAAGAGGAGAAAGCATTCCGCCGCAAGAATCAGGAAGATCCAAACCCAGACAGAAAGGGTAAGGCAAAGAATGTTGCCACGGAAGAGAAGGATCATGAAGTATCAATGGCACATAAACAATTGAATAAAACCATAAAAAATGCAAAACAATTAAAGAAAGATCTTGGAAAAAAAGAAAAGAATCTTCCTGCTTGGATGCAAGCTAAAATAACCGATACAGAACACAACATGGATGCTGCTTCTGGTTATCTGACAAAAGAAGCTGCAGGTGAAAAAGATGCTTGTTACTCCAAGGTTAAGTCTCGTTATTCTGTATGGCCTTCTGCTTATGCATCTGGTGCTCTGGTTAAGTGCCGTAAAGTTGGTGCAAAGAACTGGGGCAATAAGACTCAGAAAGAAGGTTATGAGTTCTCTAACTGGAGAGATGATTTCAAACCAACTGAATATCAAACTTATGATATTGTTGAAACAACTCCACTAAAAGAAAGTGAGGATATTCGATATTGCCCTAAGTGTAAAAAGAATGAAAAGAAAAAACAATGCAAATATGGAGAGAAATATTGGACCATGTTTTCATTACCTGCACAATTAGGTGGAGGTGGTCCATATGATCCAAATGAGGTTCATCCCACGAATGAGGGATTGAGTTTTGAAATTGGTGGAGGACACAAGAAAGCTCAGAAGATGGGCAAAATCCGCAACCTTTCTAAAGGTGCAAAAGGCGGAGAGAAAGATGCAGCTCAAGCTGCATTGAAGAGACTTGGTGGTGGAGTTTCACTTCCACTTGCAGATTCAATCATTTATCCTGGGCAATTGAAAACGGAAGATTATCAGAGATTACAGTCAACTGGTAATGTTTTTAGTATAATGCTTATGTGGAGAGGTAAAACTTATCGTCTTCAACTCTTCTTCTCTGGATCAAAACGTCCTTCAAGAGAAGAAGTCAATTCTGAAGTACAAAAGTTTTATCCTGGGGCTGTTTTGACTCATTATTATCCAAGCCCATCTGATCCAACTCATCCAATTGTAGTAATTCAAAGGTAATTAAAATGAATCCATCTGAAATAGAACTTGAAACAACATTTAGAATGTTTGAATATGAAAAGATGGCCAGAGACATTGATAAGATGGATTTGGATCAGGCAATAAATTGTGCCAAGTCTTACTTAAAACTATATCTTAAGCAACAAGAAGTTGTTGCAGGTTTAGCACACATGTAAATTTTACAAATGAAAACTTTTCAACAATTTTTAAAAGAAAGTATCACCATCAATGGTGACTTTAATGGAACCCTCAATGTTGGGGGTTCTCAACCAGAACCAGAACAACCACAAGAATCTTTCTTTGCTGATGTTGTCTGGGAAGGTAAAATTTACAGATTAGAAATAGAAGGTTCTATACCTCCTTCTAAGAAAGAATTGACGGAAAAACTTCAGAATGAGTATCCTGGAGCAATTGTTCATGAATTGTATCCAACATCCTTTAATTCTTTAAACATTAAAAGTTCTCAAAGATACAGAACAGAAAGATTATAGTG